TTGAAGGTGTTAAAGCAGTACGTAAACGCAAACCAGAAAAATGGCAATATAGTGATACAACAAATAGATTTAGGAAAGATATGATTAATGCAATAGAAGATAAAGAACAACAGGAAAGAGAAGAAGGTATTGCAACTAAATTAGAAACAGGTTTTACATGGTCAATAAGATGAAAACAACAGAAAAAATTGAAAACGCACTAAAACGTGTGAAAGATCTACTTACGTTAGTAGCAGATTGGACTAAGCAACCAAAAGAACCAGATACGTTATCTGTAGAATTTAATAAAAAAAAGCAACAAATGATAGATAATTTATATATACAGTTAGGTGCGTTGAGTGACAGGTATCATTTCAGTAACAAAAAAGAATTTAGTACAAAAGAATACATAGTGGAATATGACAAATTAAAGAAAAAAATATTTGATTTAGAAAAATGAACAGTAATAAGATTAAAGGTGATAAAGCAGAAAGAGAAGCCTGTTCATTACTAACAGAATTTACAGGTTATGAAGTAGAAAGACGTTTTGGTGCAGGTATGGAAAATGATAAGGGTGATTTAGTAGGCATACCTGATACAGTAATACAGATAGCAAACTGGAAAGATACAAATGCTGCAGTATTACAAAAGCCAAGAGAAGCAGAACAACAACGTATAAATGCTAAGGCTAGTCATGCAGTTACATTAGTTAGATATAAAAAAAGACCTAATTGTAAGCATGGTGATAACTGGCGTGTTGTTATGACTATTGAACAGTATGCAAGATTGATAAAATGAATATATCTTCAAAATATAAAGTAAAATCTATTCTTAAAAATGAGACTTATGAATGGTTTTTAAACAAACACTATGCAAAGCGTATACCCAATATTATCTACTGTTTTGGTTTATATAATATTCATAAAACACTACAAGGTGTTATAAGTTTTGGCTCACCACCTTCTAATAGTTTAGTTATAGGTGCATTTAATGGTAAATATACAGATATTTTTTTAGAGTTAAATAGATTATGTATTAATGATAATTTAGAAAAGAATGTACTTAGTTTTTTTGTTTCACAAGCACTTAAATTAATAGAAAAACCTAAAGTAGTGGTATCTTATGCTGATACATCACAAGGACATAATGGTTACATATATCAAGCAACAAATTGGATATATACAGGATTAACTGAAAAAAGAACAGAATGGAGAATGTATAACAGTAATAAGCATAGTAAAACTATTTGCGAACAATATACCTTAGATGAAAGAAAGAACGATACAGAAAAATTTTATACAACAGATAGACCAAGAAAGCATAGATACTTTTATTTATTAGCTGATAAAAAAGAAAAAAAAGAAATGAATAAAAATTTAGCTTATGACATACATAAATATCCTAAAGGTGTAAATAGAAGATATGATGCAACTTATAAACCTACAGTACAAGGCATATTATTTTAATATGTTGACAGGGGTATACCTTAGATGTACACTAAATATTGTAAACACAACCGAGAGGTAATCCAATGTCAAGATCATTAAATGTTCTTTCAAAAATTTTAGGACTTACAACAAGTACTAACCCTAATGAAGCTGCTGCTGCAGAAGCAAAACTAGAACAGCAACTAGCAGCAAGAGGTATTAGTAGAGAACAGTTAGAACAGCAGTTAGATATGGCTACTGTTGAAGAGGATATAGAAGCTACGTCATTTAGGTATGGTGACCCTTACAAACGTATAGACCCTGCTACACAATATATTGTTTCTGCTGTTGCACATTTTTATAATGGCTCTATTGTATTTTGTGTACGTGATGAAGATGGCAATAGGTTTGAACGTGGCACAAGGCAAATTGATGTTATGTGTTCTAAGGCAAGACAGATAGAAATACAAATATATACAGATTATATTTTGCAAGCACTAGATGATAAATGGGCTGCACATTGTAAGCAAGACCCTTTTATGGTTGCTATGAAAGGTGCAAAATACAGAAATGACTTTAGAAAAGGTTTTGCAGAAGATATACACAACAGATTACATAAGATGAAAAGAGAAGAACAGCAGAATGGTAGACAATTACAGATAGCAGATAAAACTGTTAACCAATCTGCATTAGCTGTTGTTGAGTCTAATAAAACTGAAAAAGCAATAATAAAAAAATATAAAGATGATAAGTATGGAAAGCTACCTACTAAAACAAGACTTACAGGTGCAGGTGGTGATGGTAGAAATAGTGGACTAGCAGCAGGTAGTTCTGTAGGACTTAATAGACAGGTATCAGGTGGTGGACAGAAACAGTTAGGAGGTTTTTAGTAATGCAAAATTTTCTGATGATGTTAGCAGCGTCAGGGTTGTTTTATACAGCCCTATCATCAACTCTATATGACATGACAGTTACAGATTGTAATGCAGGTATAGAACTAGCCTGTAAGGAGGTAAACAAATGACTATAAAATTTCCTAGAACATATAAAGATTTAAAAGAAGCAGAATATATATATGATGTTGAAGTTTGTGATAGTGGTGTATTTATTTATATAGAAGAAAAATACATACAAGAACATGATGATAAAACAGCATGGGGTGAAACATCACTAAAAGATGCTTTACAAATGCTAAAAATAGATTTCTGGGATTCTATAAAAAAATATTATAAGGAGGTAAACAAATGACTAAAGGAATTACTAATCACAATACCCATGATATGCAGTTTATTAATTGTCCAAAATATAAAATGCACATTTGCGTAGAACAAACAGATATAGGTGAATTAGTTTTTGGTAGTGACGTACCTAGATATGAGATTATATGGCATATACATGGTGAATCTAACCCAAGAGGTAGAACAATGGATTTACTTAATTTAGTTGTACCTGACTCTAAAACTCCTATGACTATTCCAGAAAATACTTATAAAGCAGTAATGGAAATATATGGTATTGCATTAAAAAAAGAGTTTAATAAGTATGCAAAAAGTAAAGGTTGGAATGAAATAGAATAATTATTTAGTCGGGAAGCCTGATAGTTAGGTTTGTGAGATACCCTAACTTGAAAGTTATAGAATACCTACCATAGGAAAGACAGGGCAAGTGTTGGACTTGATCTATCTCCTGACTTATAACCCCACTAGGGGTTTTTTATTGACTAATTTAATTTAGGAAATAATTGCTGTTCTAACATATCTACAGCCTTATCATCTAAGGTATTTGTTGTCTGCTTACATATTGATCTTAGTAAATCTACAATTAATCTTTTACAACCTGTAGAAGTAAGAAAGCGTAGCAGTATAGGTTTTAAAATTTTGTACATAGCTTTGTTATGCTTTACAAACATATTGTAGACGTTAAATTAAATATGGTCATCTATAGGCTGCCTAATCCCCATTGCAAAGCATAGGTGGCCTTTTTTTACCTTCTAGGCTTAATTTCTGCAACGGCAAGTTCTACTTCCTTAAGCCTATGAAAAACCTCTTTCATATCGTCATGCATATTATCTATCTTATCTGTCAATAATTCTATAGCTGTTGTATTACGCACAAGGTCATCACGTGATTGTCTACCCCTATAAGATACAGAACCTACAGATACAAAACAGGCTGTCATCATTGCACCCCCTACTGCTGCTATAACTTCCACCACTTTGTTTTTTATTAGTTCTATAGCTATTATGACAGAAAAAGGCTATGTCAGAAACAAAATCTAAAAATCCTCTACAAAAACTAAAAGAAAAATTTGACGATAAAGAAGAACAGCTAGAGATACTAGGCACTTTTATAAGATTAGGTGTAATGGTCTGGGCAGGTTTTATTATTAGCCTTAACTACATATCATTTCCTGGTATGTCAAAAGATAACTCACCAAAAGATATAACCTTTATAGCAAGTGTATTTACAGGGTGTTTAGCAACATTTTCTGTAGATGTGGGTAAGAAGAAAAAAGAAGATAAAGATCATAAACCAAAACAACTTGCACAATCTGACAATTCATACCAAACTATAAGGGTAGAAACACCTATAAAAATTGTTGGTGCTACTGTGGTTGACCCCAAAACAAAAACATGAAAAAATTTTTACCAATATTGCTACTAGCAATTACACCTGCCTGTTATGCTGATTTATCACATAGTATTACCAGTTCTGTAAAACTAACTGTAGGTGGTGCAACAACATCTGCAGATCGCATAGGTAGCAGTTATAGCGTTAGTGGTACTGGTGTAGATACAACTTATACATCAGGTGGTAATGCTGTTGCTAATGGTGTTGGTTCACTTGTTATTAGTAGTGGTATTGGTACACCTCCTGATTTGACAGTAACCCAAGACGTACCTGCTAATAGCTTTTCATTTAGCCAATCATTTACACAAGCAGATGCAATACCAGGTAGTGCTGTTACAACTGGTGCTAGTCCTAATTTTTCTGATGTTACAAGTATTGCAGGTGGCACACCATCAAATTTAGCAGGTACTATTTCTACTGCAGGTTCTATTGCACTAACTGCAGGTGGGGAAAATACAGAAGCAGTAGGACAAG